CGCCTTTCTTCTCCCGATATTCAGGTTGTCTTGCCTCCGCAAAAGTTAAAACCATTAATTGATTGCTCATATATCTCTTACTTTGTAAGTGTTTGTTTGGTTGCTATAAGTAGTAAAACTGAATTGACTTGTGTCGTTTAAACTTGCTTGCCCACTTTCAAGCATTGAAGTAGCTTGCGATGGGATTAAATTAGAAGTTGAAGTTTGCTCATAAATCTGATATGACCATTCGCCAGGTAATTTAGTTGCAAAATAAGAACTTACCGTAATATTAAAAGCATTGAATCTTTCAGGGTATGTAGATAAATCGGCATTGTTTAAAATCACAAATGCCACAGTTTCGTTTGTATTTCTTGACTTAAAATAAAATAGATAATTAGGCGAAGTCAAAGTTGCCTTCTCGCTTAATGTTAATATTATTTTATTGACTTGACCTTTGATTAAATGTATCATCAAATATAAATAGCATTACCAAAATTTCTTATATAAAAAAAGGGGAAGCATCTGCTCCCCCCTTACCCGTCAACCAAACGACTATCTTAAGCGCCTGGAGTAGTCAATGCAGTAAAGACTCCTGATGCTACCGTTGGGGCTAATTCTTTCTCTTGTGCTGAGAAAGTCAAAGTGTAACCTGAACGGTCTCCTTGAGCAGTACCCGTTGCACCGTTCCCACCAGTGATGTTAATTCCGTTTACACGACCTAACAACCAAGTGTTATCGTTATTGTCTTTTACAACACATAACAACGTATTTTGAGCCAACAAAAGAATTTCATTTCTTGTTGACACTTGTAATTTGTTCAATACTATCGATAGTTCTTGAGCATAGAAAACCGTACCATTTTGGACATTAGCATTAATGTTTTCAGTCAATGAAGCAGTACCAGGTACTAATTCGTATTTCCAAAATCTTTTACCAGCTACTTTAGTTAATGCTGAAACCGAGCCTGAAGCAACGGTTATAGCACTAATATTTCCTTTTTCGATAAAATACACTTCTGTTATTCCACCTAATGAGTCACGACAATCTAAAGAATATCCTTGAGTTAAAGCACACGGCATAATTATTTTTCTTTAAAGTGTTAAAATTAGGGGAGTCGCATCCAAGCGATACTCCCCGAACTTATTTGTAAGATTATTAAGCTAAGATGAAATCAACCATCTCGTCAGGGAATGCAAACTGCACACCGAACTTAAACGCTGCCATGAACTTAATGTTCATTGCATAAGGGTCATGCAACAATTCAAACTGCTCTTCTTCGTTCAACAAGTCAGTACCGATGAACAAGTTAGAAACTCTTGAAGCATAAATCTTAGAAGTTCCGTTCAATCCTTGAACTGCAATAACCTTGATAGTAGTACCTGGCAATGTTAATTCTCCAGTTGCAGCACCATCAAAAGTGTAAGCAAACAAGTTAGCATTTTTCAATGCGATTGTATAAGTACGAAATACATCGTTTCCAACAAAGATAGCAACATCATCCTTATCAACGATTTGCGCTGGGATAGCTTTGTAAACTGAATCTAAAACTGCAATCACGTTTGAAGTAGTGATGCCAGCAGAAGCAGCCAAAGGAGTTCCGTAATAAGTAGTAGTGTTAGCATGAACAACTGAAGCAGAAGCAGCAGCAACTAATTTCACGAAACCATCAAACTTATTCAAGTTACCATTTGCAGAAGCAGAATCTCCAGTCCAAATAGCAGTTTCTAATTGAGAAGAAATACGAGACGCTTTCTTAGAAGTATAATCAGCAGCGAAAGCGATTGAATCGTAAGTGCTTCCAGCAGATAATGCTTTTTGTAAGTACTTAGACTCTAATCCTTTTGGACATAATGCCTCTTGTACCTTAATTTTACCAACTGTTACACTACGCTGAGTGAAAGTAGTTGTACCTGATGCGTTGAAACCGCAATCGCTATCATCTTGAAAGAAAGCATCAGTATCCATGATACCAATTTTCTCAGAAGATTTTACTCCAACTAATACGTTACCTTGAGACTTAATCAAAGTAGCAGTTTTAGAGCCAAGAACTGAAGATGTTACTAATAATGCTTCGTTTTCTTTGGCGTAATCCGTTAATGTACTTACAACAAATGCCATAATTTTTCTTTTTTAAAATTTTTAATTTAAAGTTTTAACTCTTTCCAAGAATCGCTCTATTTTATCAGCCTTAGGCTCAACGATTCTAAAATTGTTTTTTGGATTTTGGATAGGGTCAGCTACTGGAGTCTTAGAAAATCCTTCCAATACGCTTAACATTTCACTAAATCCTTGATTAAACTTGCTTTCTAATTCTCCTAACTTGCTTTTTAATGCCTCATTCTCGGCTTGCAAGTAAGTGATAGTAGCATTCATTTCATCAAATTGAGAATCCACTTCCATTTCCATAGGAGCTTCTTCTGAAGTTGGTGCTTCGGCTTGTGGAGTTTCAATTCCTTCAACCTTACCGCCAACAACGGTCATCATAGTACCATCAGCTAATTCATACTCGCCATCGGGAGCAGAAACTGAGTTACCTGAATCGTCAACAAGCATAGCATCTGCGCCAATCTCTAATGCTGATAAGTCAATCTTACTACCATCTTTAAGGTCGTAAGTTTCGAATACCAATTGAGTCGCTGGCTCAGGTGCAATTTCTTCAGTTTGTTGAACGGCATTATCCGCTAACATAACTTTAATTTTTTCAATTGCTTCTGAAACGTTCATAAATTGTTTTTACTATTGTTTGATTATAAATACTGATTAATTAATACTTTATCGTTTAGACTTGTTCTAAAATCGAACATATCTCCGACCATAGCGATTCCTCTACGCTCATAGGTTGCTTTTCTTTTTTGTAATTAAATATACCTTCAACACTAAATCCTTTAAACTCGCCTGATTTAATCTTATTCCAAACCGATTCGTTTTCAACTTTAAAGCTACCAAACCAAGAGCCTTCGGGTGCATCCTCAAATCCTTTCATTGCCATTACTCCCCTTGATGAATCAACAATAAAAGATTCGTACATCGTTACCCCTTCAACTGCCAAAGCCTCATCGTGCATCAAGTTTACGTTTGACTGGTAGCCTTTCTTAAAGAACTTTTGCGCTATCTTCTCAATCGTATCTTTGGTAAACGTAACGTAATACTCGCCATTTTGGTCGTTCCTATAAATAGGAGTATCGGCAAGCATTAAAGCGCCTGAAACAATTCTTCTATCTTCGGACTGAATAACAAATTTAGCCTTGTCTTCTTTAAACTTTAAGAAATCTCTTTCGATTGCTGGTCTGTCTACCAAAGCAACGAAGTCAACTTCAACATCATCATTTAAATCTTCACTAATTTCAAGTTGGTAAATTGGTAATTTCATGTTATTTGTTTTTAAATTCTTGCAGAGTTTTCAATTCTCCGTATTCTTTTTTGACTTCCCGTAATATCAGACTCTACAACGTATGCCCGTGCAGCTACATTTCCAATCGCATTTAAAGAAGTTGCATCTAATTGAGTTGGAGCGTTAGGAGTAAAACTTGGAGGTACTGGCGCTGCCGATAATCTTGCTCCGCCTCCGCCTCCACTTGTATCACTAACTCCAGGCATACTTGGTAATGGTGTATTAATAATTGAATTTACGGTTAATAAACCTTGAGCAATGGTCGCTGCCGCTGCAATAAAGTTAAATGGCGCTGGGTAATCTTTTAATGCTCTTGATGCTCCAACATAAGTATTAATTGTAGCATCTGCAATACCTAATGCTTTTCCAGCAACTGTTCCTTCTCCAGCTAATTGCATACCAGTGCGAAGTGCATTACTAACTATACCTAATTTTTCATCTTGTTTTCTTCTTTCAAGTTCTAATTCAAACTTTGCATTTTCCTTTATAGACTTATCCATTGCATTATTTACTAATGCAAGAACTTTAGGCTTATTATTTTGAATTACATCAAATAAATTTTTAACATCTTTTAATTCCTTAACCTCGACTTTACTTGAGTCTCTTTTAATTTGGTCAATTTCATCATTTGCTTTTTTCGTTAAAAATACTTTTAATCTTTCATTATCAGAAAATAGCGATAAATCGGTTTCGAGTTGTTGCTTAATTTTAACAATCTTTTTATCTTCTTCAGATAAGCCAGCTTCCGCAAGTTCATTTATTCTTGTAATTCGTGATAATTCATTTGCTAATTCTTTATCAATTCGTTCAGCTTGTTTTTTTAAATACTCATCATCCCCTTTTTTTTGTGTAGCTAAAACTGATTTTTTATAATTACCCTCAATGACAACTAACTCATTTTTTAAATCTTTTTCTTGTTTTATTTCTTCATCTTTTAATTTTTTGCCATTTTTCTTTTTTACTTCTAAAACATTTAAATCTTCTTGAACTATTTGTTTTCTTAATTTAGATAATTTTCCTTCTTCTACACCTTGCGATTCAAGTGCTTTTAATTCTCTTTCATATTGCTCTTTACGACTTTTGGAATTTTTAGTAAATAATTCAAGCGCCCTATCTGATTCAGAAGTGATACCAATAAAATCGGTAACTTTATCCACTATTTTTCCTATTGTATCTCCTAATCCAGATAATCCAGGTATTAATTTTAATACAGCATCCCTAACTTTGTCAAAGTTTGCAATCAATAAACCTAATCCGATTGCTAATGCACCAATTCCCGAAGCAATTAATGCACCTCTTAATGTAGTAAATGCAGTTATTACCCTATCTCTTATTACACTTGCTAAGTTTTTAAACCCTTGAACTGAATCTAAAACGGTATTTAATCCTTCAGAAAATGCTAAAGCAGATTGTACTTTTAATAATTGCTTTTGCACGTTCTCTGATTCAACACCAAATAATCCTAAAGCACCTTGCGCTCCAGCAAATGCTCCAGCAACTCCTTGAATAGATTGAGAAAATGCTTTAAATTTTGCATCAGGATTAAATGCTTCAATAGTTGATTTAGCATCAGCAATACGGTCTTTTAATTCCGCTGCTCTTTTTGCTGCATTTGCTAATTCTTTAGAACTTGCGCCCGCAGTATTTTGTAACCTTATTAATTCTTGCGTTGCTTCTCTTAATTGCGACCTTAAACTTCGTGTATCTGCAACTAAATCAATACCAACTTTTGCGTTTTCAGCCATCTCTTAATTTTAATAAAATAATTCAATTACTCTTAACAATTCACATTTGGTTGTTTGAGGAATACTCGGATTAAAATCAACTACTTTATTTAACCTCCATAATGCGCCATCTATATAAATCAGTTGAGCAAAGTCAAGTGAATAAATATCTTGTACGGTTAAATATAAATAGCAACTTAATAGCTTACTATCTTTGTTTATAATTTCAGCTAAATATTCATCCCACCAAGAATTAAATAAATTAGCCGTAGGGTAAGGATTTAATAAAGTAAAATAAAATTCATTTGGGACTCCAAAATTAATATCAATTGTTGGTAGTATAGGGTCATCTAAATGCCCAGCATACCCGTAACTTATTTTTGCACTTCCATAATTACCATTGCCTGGATTGCCTAACTCTGGGTCATAATAATGTTTAATATTATAACTTAAACATGAAACATTTTTAAAAATCATTATTCGGATATTGTTATCCTTTCGTTCTTCAACTCCGTTAGATTCTTTAAATAAATTTGCTCTTAATTTTGTATCATTTGTATCCTTAGTTAATACGCTTGGGCTAAATATTACTTTTACTTCCGTTCTATCCTCAGCAAATTGAAATCCAGTATCTTCTTTTCTATCGCCATAAGATTCATTATATTTTTTTCTATATGCCTCATTATAATAATCATCATCCTCAGTATAAACATAATCGTAATACCTTGCATTTAATTCCGACATTGGCTTAATAGAAATCTCTTTTGAATAATCTACCTTATTCGACCAATCAATTGAATTAGCAACTGGGTCAGATAACAAAAGTAAACCCGTAGCATCTCCAGTTTCTCCGTGTAATAACAACTCGCCAACATCATTTACTTTTAAAAACCCAGCGCCTTTACGATAAAATTCTATGTATGGTTCTATTAATAAATGAGTGGTTAATAATGGGTCTTCGTAAACATATAAATTAAACATTCGACAAATCGAAGCAAAGAAATCTTTTTGTTGGATTCCTTTAGGCAAACAATTCCCCATAGATATTAAATCTCCCTCAGTTGCTAAACCAACTTGAGCATAATCGGATTCAAATGCTAATTTAAAATCTATTGGGCATAATGTTGAATATGCAACTCCAGTATAAAATATTACTTGAACTTGAATAGTATCATTTGCATTTAATGAAACATCAACAATCCAATCAATAGGAATATTTTGATTATCAACTCTTGGAGCAAATGATTCGGTTACAATTGTTGTACCTGATTTTTTTAAATTTACGGTAAATGTACCTGAACTTGATAAATTAAGCCATCCAGTAAGTTTTATTTTTCCAAGAGTTCCATTTGTTCCTCCAAATGTATAAGTAGCATAATCTGCCGTAGTAAATAAAACAATATTTGGATTTAAATTAAATGTAATTAAATCGGTTTTACCTACATCACTACCACTTTCAACACAAATTGTAGATTCAACAATCAATAAATCCTTAGTCAATTGCTCAAGATTTGCTTTATTATTTGGTATAATTAAACTCCTAAAATAAGGCGTGTCAAAAAAGGCAGAAGTATATGTGTAACCTGAGAAATCAATTATTTTATCAATTAATTCGTGAACGAAAAATGCTGGTCTAAAAGCATTAAGATGCCAATCATCTCCTGAATAATTAGCTGGATGCCTACATTTTCCATAGTCAATTAATGGATAAACTATTCCTAAACCACTTGCTACACCTGAAGCAGTCCAAGAATTAACAACATTTTCAGCAGTCCATACTTGGTCATAAGCATCGGAAAAATAACCAAACATATCAGCGTCATTCAATAGCTTATTACCTATTGCGGAGGCAAAGCCACCCAACTCCCCAAATACTGCACATTGATATTCAATGACTCCGTTCTGAATGGTTATCTCCAAAAGGCGAAGAACTCCCTTAAAAACTTGTATCTTATTGACAAATATCTGACAATTTGCTTGCTTGGTCGGGTCAAAATTATAGCCAACATTTGGTTCATCAGGGTTACTAATACCGTAATTATTACCGCTGGTAAAATTATAAATATGACCAAACACTTTATTATTGTTTGCGTTACCAGGTATGTTAATCGTTTTTGAATAGTTCGTATTCCTCGAAGAAAAGTCTTTAATGTCATCTATTGCGTAGTTTAATTCTGCTCCTAAATCCTCATATAAATCTAATTTATTTTTGGGAATTTCTGCCCCTTCAAATAAATCTATTCTTTGTTGTTCAATTATTATTTCGGTTATCATTATCTAAATTGGCTAAATTGTTTTTGCCCTAAATCAAATTGAAGTTGGTAATTAAATATTTTATCCGAAGTGCTAACTTTCTCTTGCCAATTTGTATCCTTCATAACAATAGGGTAATAGTCGCTCGTGCCTCCATTAATTAAATGTAAATAAACCTCGTTAGAAGCAAGCAATTCAGAACCAAGAGCATAATCTACCGCCGATACATAATCACTCGTTACAAGGTAACTCCAATCGATTTGAGTGGCTAATGCTTGCACTCCACCATAATGAACTCCCGAACTATTTTTAAAATCCATTGCAGTTCCGCTTCTTTGGTAATCAGCAGTTTGATAAGTCGTTCTTTTAAAATTCTTTTGTTGGCGATTAAGTAAGCGAAAACCAAAAGTGTCATATCCTCCGAATTGATTTTGAAATATTAAATTGATGGGAGTAAATCTTGGAGCGCATACTTGCTTAATTATCATCGTATCTGAGCCAATCGTTACCTTATAACCATACGTTGCATCGGTAATAAATGAACTACCTAAATAAGTATTTATTGCCGTAGGACTTAAATCTAAAAGCAAAGAAGAAAGACTTGATAACGTTCCGCCCGTTGATGAACTTCCGCTATTACTTCCATCCTCATTTATCTTTTGAATCGTTGCAGTTACCGCTGATAAGTTGGCATTAAAATAAGTAATAAAAAACTTCTCTCCACTTTTTACTTCGCCAGCAGTCCTATCCCTTGTCGTTAAAAATTTATTTGTATAAGTAGAAATCGATGCTCTAAATGGATTTAAAGAATAGTTCCATCCCTTAGCAGTATCTGAAGTTAAGTTTGCATAAGTTGTACCTCCGTATTCTTCTCCGTAGGCAACTGCATAGTCAACGAATAGGAATGAGCCAGCGAACTGTAAGACTGAACTTCCTGATGGGTTAAAACCGCTTCCAAGATAGTTTCTGATAATGGGAGCGACATCAAGTACACCATAGTTTCCTGAATCGGGATAATTTTTAAGTGTGGCAACGGTTGCGCCACCAACTTGTATATCAAATACATATTTAAAAGAAGATTGTGCTACATTGGTTGAAGAAATTATATGCCATAAACTATCGTGAGCTGATGTATATGAACCGGGTACTGTTGTTGGAATGTTAATTGCCATTATTTCTTAAATGTTTGTGTAATCGTTAATGCTATATCTTGTCCTAATGCTTGCGCTAATTTTGCTTGAAATTCTTGTCCAAATGCTTTATCCAAATTGTCTTCAAAAAAACCTACTCTTCCTATGCCTTTTTTCTTAATATTCTTTGCAGTATTGGTTGCTAATTGTCTTAATTTAATTTTAGGGTCAGCAACGTTGGAAATCGTTTTTCTTTTTATTTGTAACGGACTTAATCCCTTTCGTTGGTCTTCTGTTCTAATATAATTCTTATGTCTTAAATACCATTGAAGAATCGCCTCAACCATATTTTTAGAAACGCTTAACGTTCTAAATTTATAAAGCGAATTTGGTTGACCGCTTTTTATTCCTTTTACTCCTTTATTTTGGAAATCATAATACTCAGATGCTGGATTTGTTTTATCATATCCAATCGTTAACGAATATTTATTTCCCGATTTCTCAGTAAATGAAAAGTCAATATCATTTAAGTTTCCTTTATCAATTTTTTTCTTTTGATTAATTCTTTGTTTGGCTAATCCAATAAATTTTTCAGCAGCATCTTTCATGACCTTTTCAACTGCATTTAATTTAAATGCACCTTGCCTTTCTATTCCACCTACATCAAAATTTTCCCCTAATGATTCTTGTGCTTTAAGAATGCTTGCCATATATCTTTTTCATTTGCTCTGCATCAAAGCTATTCTTAGCCTTAATATAACTTAAATCATTTAATGCTTGAATCGTTGGCAATTCAAAAGCATCTGCTAAATTTATTCTTTCGTGTTCGGCAATGATGGTAGCCTGGTAAATCCATCCATAACGTTGCATAAAGCCATTATCGTTATCTCTGCTTCTAACTTCTCCATTCCGTTCTTGATCAACTCCTCTTTCAAATAATCCTTTAAACTCGTTATCGATTCGCTGAATACTTGACAAAAAAAAACCACACTCCCATAAACCGATTCAAAGCTTGCCGATAATAAGTCCTCAGCATATTCCTCGTGTTTGCTTGCATCATACTTAGCTACTTTCCAACCTCGCCAAGTCAATTTCATAGGCATAACCATTGAAGCTGCGATCTTATGTAAATTATTTATAATATCATCTCCAAAGAATTTAGTTTCTAAATACCTTGAATATGGAATGTTTCTAATATCATAAACGCACCTATATCTTTTCTTGCCAATCTTAATAATATCGTTTGGCTTAGGTATTGGCGCTGACTCAGTAATAAATGTAATTTTTTTTAATTGCTCGTTTAATTCCTTAATACTTAAAGAATCAATTTGCGCTTCCGTTTGGTAAGTTAAAATCTCTAATGATTTTACCGCAATATCTAATTCAGTTAATCCTTCCCTTTTAGAAAGCAAGTTTTGAATTTGTTGCCATTGCCATACCGTGACATCTTTCCAGTTCATATTTATAAATAGCTAATTAAACAAAGTTGTATCTGCCCGTACCTGACTTAAAATCAAACTTGCGCCATGCTAATGCTAATGCGCATACGCAGTCATCCGTAAAACCAGTCGGTGCGGAATACTTAACTCCGTGTGATGTATATTGATATTCAAAAACTTCTAATTCATTTTTAATCATTCCTTCAGGATAATGTACCCGTTCTTGGTGAATTGCCACTTGAAGACCTAACATTAATTCTTGCTTGCTTTGTGATGTAAATTTAAACCCTTCTATGTCCATGCCTTCCCGTTGTAATTGCTCGACTATCGGGTCACCTACTCCAGTGCTATCAATTAACATAGGTGCTTTTGGTAAATTGCGGATTATGTTCTGAGTGCTTGCCCAATCTTTCTGAAATCGGTCATAGTAAGCCACATTGCCACTATTATCTAAACCGATAATTACAGTCCAATCTGAGTACTTTGCCAAATCGACTCCGTAACATTTAACAATATTGGTAGAAATATCCGATGTACACTTACGTATCGCGTCACTACCAAAAGGATTTGCAGCGTTCTCAGCTGGGTTAGCCATGTACTCTTGTTCAAATACTACATTTGGCAGTTCCTTTTTAGCTGAATCAATTTCAGATGTAAGAATAAATGGATTATCATAAGTACTAAACTTAAAACTTTCCCAATCTGCACTGGCATTTACACCATTTAAAAACAAAGAATAAAAATAATTCTTGCCTCTTGGAGTAGATAGAAATATTGCCTTTCCTTGAAAATCGGTTAAGGTTGGTCTTATTGAGTTTTGCCACCCACTTTCTAAGTCAGGAATGTACGAAGCTTCATCAATAATGGCATAGTGAAATTTTAAACCACGAAGATTATCTAATCTTTCTCCAGTAAAAAATCGAATTTCGCCTCCGCTAATTAGCTTAAATGTTAGATCACTTCGATTAGGCACTGCGATATTACTTGGCATAAGCCGTGCAAGTTCATCAAAGAATACTTTGGCAAGTTGATAAGTAGGAGTAATGTATGCCACTCTTTTTCCTTGCATCGCTTCAATGCAAGTTATAACCTGGCATATAAGTGATTTGCCCCATCGCCTACCTGACATGAGGACTTTAAACCTTGCTTTGGATTCTAAAACTTTAGCTTGGTTCTTGTGTGGTTTCGGGAGTATTATGTTCGTTTGCAAAACTTATTATTACTTCTTGTTTCTCCTCATTCTTCGCTCTATCAGTCCAACCTAAAAGATTTTTTGCATAGAAAATACCTTTTCCTTCATTAGCCACGACATCAGCTGCCAATGCTCTAAATAATTCATCAATCTGTTTGGTTATCTTATGGCAAGGATGGTCTTCCCTTGAAAGTACTTCGTAATAAGTTGAACGATTATAAAATTCAAATCCTTGTCTTGGTAGCCATATTAAAAGAAAGAAGCTAATCGTTGGCAAATGTCTCTCTCGAATTATTTTAACTCCAGCACCCGTTGCGACCTCTTTAGTTGAGTTCAGACAATAGTCAATATATTCATCTGCCCATTCAAGCAATCTCTCCTGGTCAATATCTTTCACTAATCTTGCCATTATTTTCTAAATAGTAAAGACCAACTGGTCGGTATTGTTAATTTTTTATCTAATTCAAATCCAAATTCAGAAAATAATTTAATCCATTCATCCTCAGATTTTAAATTTATATGCCCCCACCATTGATCAAATTCTTCAGTTGTTTTATCTGGAGTCGAAGAAAAGTAAAAGTATTGGCATTCAATATTATTTAAATAATCTCTTATTTGATCATCGGTTAAATGCTCAAATACTTCAATGCTTACAATCATTTGGCAATGATTAGGATAATCTCCTAAATCACATAATATAATTCCTCTTGAATAAGCAAAATCTCGATGATATTTATTTGGCTCAATGCCATAATAATTACAACCTTTTTGAATTAAGCATTCCCCTAACGTTCCCATCCCAGCGCCAATCTCAATAATATTCCTTGAATAATTTTTTATGATATTAGCAACTCCATCCATTAAATTAAAATATTCAGGATTCTCAGGAGTAACTCCAATGCTTAATTCATAATCAAAAAATTCTTTGTCGGTTGCTCTCAAAATTTTATTGCTTTACAATCCGTATTTATTTTAATTAACTCAATCTCTTTTTGATTGTTGTCGTAATGAGTTCCAATCTCCAATCGTTTAATAGTCATCCATTTATATTGACCATTTGTAAAAAATACTTTTGATTTTGGTATTCCTAATTTTTCAGCCATACGATAAACTTCAGAAGAATTATATTCATTTCTCCTTGTTATAATATAAACTTGTTTCCCTTCCCTGATATTCCTTTTCGCAATCTCTTGACCTCTTGCCGTAGACAACGTGTCATCGAAGTCAAAAGAAACCTTAGAACTATTTGCTTTATATTCTCCGCTTGCCAATATAGCTTGCCATACTTCAGTTGCTTTTTCTTCCGTTTCATAAATACATTGACCGTTTCCGATTCTCCATTTGTCGTTTGAACATTTTATAACTGGCATTATTCTATGAGTTTAGAATAAATAGCAAATCTATCCTCATTAATTTTAAATAAATCATAATGCTTTCGTACATATTCAGCATTTGACTCTCCAAAATCCGTTCTCATTTGTGAACTAAATGCCATTCTCTTAATATCTCGCTCCCAATTATCAACCCAGCATACCGTTGGAATATCATCGTATGGCGCACGTTTCATTGTCATCAATGGAATCCGTTTCGCTCCAGCTTCTAATGCTTTTAAATTTGATTTTAATCGATTAAATTTATTATCAAGTAATGGAGCAAGTAATATATCAGCCTCCTGGTAAAAATTCATATACAAATCTACTGGCATTGCTTCAAGAATTTTATAGTTTAATTTTTCACCAGCAGTAAACCAATCGCCCATTTGTTTCCAATGCCATTCGTTTGCTTTATTCCATCCACAAAGAAGCATTCTTGTTGACTCCTTAAATGATTTAGATTTGGCTAATTCTCGAATTGGATTCTTTAGTTGCCTCATATCAGGAAAATGAGTGATGCTACCAGTATGCGCAATGTTAACAAATTCGTTTACATTTCTTATTGAAGTAAATTGATCCTTATCAAATGGCAAAGCATTAGGTAAAATATAGCAATTAGGATTTATTTTAATGATCTCCAGGTATAATCGATTATGAGTAGTCGTTACAATATCAGCATATTTAATATAATTTTTTATTATTTGTGGAACTCCCAATGCCCGATATGCTTGAGTTGATAAATGCTGATTAAATAATTCCCAGTAGTCATCAATATCGACTACCAATTTAAAGCCTAATTTAACCTTCCATTTATATAAATCAACCAATGGTATTAATTCGCAAAACCGATTAACTACAACCACGTTTATTGACTTATCAATAAGCATCTCTTCAGTTATTGTATCTGTAATAATGCAGTATTCCTTTTGCATTACAGACAAAGGTAACGCAAGGCGATGATAAGTGACTCCTGAATGTCTACCCCCGACTGCGCATATTCTTAATTTTGACATCGTTTGGTTTTGGTTGGTTGAGTTTTGCAATATATTTTATTCCTTCATAATGTGCGGACAATCTTTTAAGCATATCAAATACACAAGAGCCACACCACGAATTGAAGTTAAAATCTTTGTTTACATATTTGCGATATAAAGTCGCATATTCTTCAAGTATTTCTCGGTCAATATTTTTAGTAAACCCTAAAGCAACCGCTTCAAAGTTTATAATATTGGCTTCTATAAATGCTATCTCTTGCTCGTTCATAGTTTTTCTATTTGTTCTCTAACTTCATTCCAATAAAAAGATTTTTCCTTATATTCATTAGCTAAGTCATCAAAACATTCGGGCTGAGAATGATACCAATTAATTTGCAAAATTTCATCAATAGCAATTATTGCACATTGTTTGGCTCGTGGATAATTTTTAGCTTCATCTGAATTATAAAAAACTGATGGCAATACATCTGCAAATTTTTCAACCAGTTCTATTGCTTTTGATTTTGGACTCATAGTTTGTTTATTAATCTAAAAATGACTGCTCCTAAAATCCCCGAACTAAATACAATTGCAATCCATTCCTGATATTGAATTGGAACGACAATTAAAACGATGGCGCTCCATGTACTTAAACAAGGAGTACAACTAAACGGCTTAAAGTTTAGTCCGAATGACTGATACAAATTTGTCATTGTAAAAAACACTGCAAAAGAAACGGCTGCGATTATAGTAATCATTTGTTTGTTTGATAAATTTCATCCTTAACTAAACTCCAGTATGCTTGGTCATCTGCTTTAAGTTTCTGCTCAAGAATTAATGAACAAATATAAAGCGCTAATTCAAAAGCAAATACTTTATTACCACAAAAATAAAGTGCATTCGTTAATAAACTCTTAGCTTTCTCTTCAGGCTTCATCCCTTATTTTCTTTTTAATGTTTGAAATCGTTTTAACTATTGACATATACGGAATGCCAGTCTTTCTCGAAATCTCAGTTTGATTAAAATTCAATTCGACATAAGTATCGAGTAGCATATCTTCATACCAAGATAATTCTTTTCGTGCTACCTCCACTCGATTAAATAGCTTTTCTTTGTAATCCTTAGATTCGTCCTCAATCTGCACTAACTCTTCTAAGCTATCAATCGATTCATACTTTGCTCTGAAGTGCCTAAAGAATGGCTGATTCATGCCAGTACTATAAATCATATTTAGCATACACCTGACAAGCCAAAACTTTAATCCATTGCTTCCATTGTTATTATAAATCGACCAAAATTTGTCTTCAGTTATTGAGCAAAGATTTACAAACATTTCTTGCTTAAGTTCTTCCCTTAAATTTGCTGGGTGCATTTTCATCAAGGCTTGTTTAATCTCCTTTGAATTATAAAGTTCCTCAATGATTTGCGACCTGGTCATTCCTTTGATTTTCTGATTATTTCAAAAATAAAATAAACGATAAAAGCCACCTCGATAATTCCTACCGCAATGGCTTCCCAAATTAACCTTTCCACTTTTCGAGTTCCCGATTTAAATACCAAACCGCCTTACTCAAATCTTTCTTTTTAAATCCTTTTTTGTCCGCTCGCAATATGTACTTAATCGAATTTCCAAGATTAAAATTAAGGTCGAAAGCATCAATTATGTCAATGACCTCGATGCCATTTCCCTGATAATGCTCAGGATGATTGACCTCTTCTTTTATAACTCCTTGATAATTAATCTTTTCCATGTGCAAAGTTTACATTATAATCCGTGCTTTTCCAAATAATCCTTGATTTTTTTTGTTTGCCGATATGCTGGGTACGATGCACCGCTTTCCATTTTGATTCGATTTAAGTTTATTTTAAGGCTATAATTTAAATCGTGATAGGTTGCGCAGTCGATAACTACTTGAATCGTAGGTCGTTGTAATCTCATTGTAATCCATTTAATTGCATTTAGATAATTATCCTTCAAATCTCATCTAATCTAAATCTTCGAATCAAACTCTCGCAATCTTCAATAGACCTAACAATCGCATAATAATAACCGTGATTAATGGCTATCGATTCAAATGCTTTTTGATTTGGTTGCTGAGTTCCCTTGTCAATCTTAACTTCAACAAATAATCCTTTCCACTTCTTATTTGAAACCATCCAAAACATATCAGCCACTCCAGCCTTTGCGCCTTCCATTTTTAATTTAATTGCAACCAGTCTATGCCTTGCGCCTCCGTTCGGAATTGCATAATAGTAAAAGTCTTGTGTCCATTCTAACCATTTGCAAATTGCAACCTGAAGTTTATGCTCGTGTTCGTTTCTCATTTTCAAGTTATAGATTTACTTTTTATCTAAATTTGTCAAGTTATACCTTTACTTTGTGACATAATTTGTCGGATATATCCCTCATTGTATGTCATTTTCCCAACAATAACATTAAACATATTTTACATTTTACTGTTAATTGTTAATTATCTTTAACGTTATATTTTAATCTTCCGTGACTTGTGTATAACCTTAAATCTATTGTATCCGTATAAATATCCTCAGATTCGGAAATTCCGAATACCCACTTTGGCTCATTATTTTTTTGTATTGTCTGATTATTTTTAATCGCATAATAATAAGCATAGCAAATTAATGCCAGCGCAGTTCCGTAAA